ATCGAGGTCTTCATTGTCAACTGGGCGGACCTTGGCCAGGGGCGGCTCCTGCTGCGCAAGGGCTTCCTCGGCGAGATCAAGCGCGCCGATCAGCGCTTCTCCGCCGAGATCAGGGGATTGTCGAACCGGCTGCAACAGACCGCCGGCAAGCTCTATTCGCGCCTGTGCCGCGTCGATCTCGGATCGAGCGAATGCGGCGTGGCGCTCGGCCCGCGCACCGATACCTATGCCGTCACGCAGGTGATCACCGCCGACACGGTGCGGATCGTCACCGCGCGGGCGACCGGTTATTTCACCTTCGGCAAGGCGACCTTCACGACCGGCGCGAATGCGGGCGCGGTCAACGAGGTGCTGCTGCATGACGGCCAGACCATCCGCCTGTTCGTGCCGATGCCGCGCCCCATCGTGGTCGGCGACCAGATCGTGCTTGTCGCCGGTTGCGACAAGACGCCTGAGACCTGCAACGCCAAGTTCGTCAACATCCTGAACTTTCGGGGCGAGCCGCACATTCCGGGGAACGACAAGGTGTTCTCCTATCCGGTGCGCTCATGAGCGCGTTCACGCGGGCAGCGTTGCTCGCCGAGGCGCGCACCTGGATCGGCACGCCTTGGCACCATCAGGCGGCGGTCAAAGGCGCGGGCTGCGACTGCATCGGCTTCGTGCGCGGTGCGGCCGAGCCGTTCATCGGGGCTATCATGCAGCCGATGAACTACGCCGCGACCTGGCCACTTTACCGGGCGGAAGAGCGCCTGCGCGACGAGATGGCCGAGCATGCCGCCGAGATCGACATCGCCGATGCTTTGCCCGGCGACATCCTGCTGTTCGGCGTCGGCAAGGGTCCGGCCCATCACTGCGGGTTCCTGAGCGATGGGAATCGCCTGCTGCATTGCTACCGCGAGGCGGGCGCGGTCGTCGAACAGGCCTTGACCGGGTTCTGGATCGAAAAGACGCGCGCCGCCTTCCGTCTGCCGGGCATCGCCTGATGGCGCGCATCGTCCTGACGGTCGCAGGCAATGTGATCGGCAACCTGCTGCTGCCCGGCCTTGGCTCGGCGATCGGCGGGGCGATCGGCGCCTATGTGGGCGGCGTTGTTGACAGCCAACTGTTCGGTGATGGCGCGCGCAAGAATGTCGTCACCGGCCCGCGTCTGCAGGATCTCCGGGTGCAGTCGTCGGGCTATGGCTCGGTGATCCCGCGCGTCTACGGCAAGGCGCGGCTCTCCGGCAATGTGATCTGGATGCGCGGCTTCGACGAGGAGACCCGCACGCAGACGCAGACGGTCGGCGGCGGCGGCAAGGGCGGCGGTGGGGGCGGCCGGCAGACCACCACGACCGTGACTTACGTCTATTTCTGCGATGTCGCGGTGGCGCTGTGCGAAGGGCCGATCACCGGCATCGGCAAGATGTTCGCCGACGGCAACGCCATCGGCTCCGAGCACTATAGCGCGCGGCGCGTCTATCTCGGCGACGCCACCCAATCGGCGGACCCGCTGATCGCGGCAACCGAGGGCCTCGCGCCCGCCTATCGCGGCCTTGCCTATGTGGTGCTGGAACGCTTCGCGATCACGCCCTTCGGCAATCGCCTGCCCAACTTCTCGTTCGAACTCACTGCCTGAAGGTCCGATCCGTGGCGCAACTCGTCCTGACCGTCGCCGGTGCTTGGGCAGGCAACGCCATTGGCGGCGGGCTTGGCCAGGCGGCGGGCGCGATGCTGGGGTCCTATCTTGGCGCTGCGATCGAGCAGGATTTGTTCGGCCCCGGCCCCGCAGCCGTCAACAGGAGCGAGGGCGCGCGCGTCACCGATCTGCAGGTTTCGGGTTCCGCCTATGGCCAGCCGATCCCCAGGGTCTGGGGACGCGGGCGGATCGCGGCCAACATCATCTGGGTGCGCGGCATCAAGGAGACCGCGATCACCGAGACCGAGACTACAGGCGGTGGCGGCAAGGGCGGCGCGAGCCGTGGCGGTCGTCGCCAGACAACGGCGCGCACAGGCTACGAATACTCGGCCGACATCCTGCTCGGCGTCTGCGAAGGCCCGGTCACGGCGGTTTACCGGATCTGGGTCAACAACACGATGCTGGACCCTGAGCATGTCGGCGCGATCCGGGTCGGCTATGGCGAGGACGGCCAGCAGGCCGATCCGTTGGTCGCCGCGGTCGAGGGCGCTGGCCGGACGCCCGCCTATCGCGGCCTCGTCACGGTCATGCTGGAGGACTTCAAGCTCACGCCGTTTGGCAACCGCTTTCCGAACTTCGAGGTCGAGGTCTATCGGGGCTCGGACGATCCGGACAATGCGCGCCACCTGGTCCAGGGCGTCTGCCTGATCCCGGCATCCGGCGAGTTCGTCACCGACACCGAGATCGTGCGCAAGGTCGGTCACGGCACGGCCTCGTCGCAGGCGGCGATCAACGCCAACACCGGTACGAAGCGCTCGGACTTCCTCGTCTCGATCGACAATCTGAAGCGCGAGCTGCCGAACGTCCAATGGATCAACTTCGTCTACGCCTGGTTCGGCACCTCCATCGATGTCGCCACGTGCGATCTCGTGCCCAAATGCGAGTACGCGCAAGGTCAGTCGGGTGCGTTCGGGGCTGAGACCGCGCCGCATCTCTGGTCGGTCGCGGCTGGTGGTCGCTCTGTATGGCCAGTCGTCACCTCCTACACGCTGCCGAACGGGCAGTCCGCCCTGTCCTATGGCGGAACGATCAGCGACGGCTCGGTCATCCGGGCGGTTCAGGAACTGAAGGCCCGGGGCTACAATGTCCTCTTCTACCCCTTCATCATGATGGACATTCCGCCGCCCGATCCGGCGCCATTTCCCTGGCGCGGCAGGATCACGGGAGCGGCGGCCGATGTGCCCGGGTTCTTCACGCGTCCTTCGGGGTATCTGCGCTTCATCCGCCATTGCATGAGCCTGTGCGAGCAGGCAGGCGGCGTCGACGCCTTCGCCATCGGCTCGGAAATGGTCGGCCTCAACCGCATCCGGGACGGAAGCGGAGCCTATCCCGCCGTGCCGTTATGGCGGCAGATCGCGGCGGAAGCCAAGACACGGCTCGGGGCGAACTGCACCGTCACCTACGCCGCCGACTGGTCAGAATACCGATACAACGACCGTGGCGGCGCGAATGTCGACTTCCCCCTCGACGCGCTCTGGGCCGACGCCAACATCGATGCGGTCGGGATCGACGCCTACTTCCCCGTTACGGACACCGACCGTTCGCTGACCGATCCTGCCGTGATCGGCGCGGGCTGGGGCTCTGGCGAACTGATCAGCTACTTCTATGCAAGCGAGGCCGACCGCGATCTTGCGGGCCGTGGATCGAACCGCGTCCAGTCGCCGATCAGCGAGCCGTTCTGGGCCATCAAGGACTTGCGCTGGTGGTGGGACAACGCCCACACGCCGCGCGTGGCAGGCGTGCCGACGGGACCGGCGACTGGCTGGACGCCGCGGATGAAGCCGATCTGGCTCACGGAGTATGGCTTTCCGTCGGTGCACTGCTCGCCGAACCGGCCGAACGTCTTCGTCGATCCGAAATCCGCCGAGAGCTTCTACCCCTGGTACTCGAACCGATCCGTGGACCGCGTGGTCCAGCGCGTCGCGATCAAGGGCACCGAGGATTGGTGGCGCGATCCGGCGAACAATCCGCTCGATGGCCAGGGGCGGCGGATGATCGGGCCGCGGTTCCTTTGGTGCTGGGACGCGCGTCCCTACCCGTTCTTCCCGTCGCTGAAACGGGTCTGGCAGGACGGCGACAATTACCGCCTCGGCCATTGGGTTCAGGGAAAGATCGGCAACATGCAGCTCTCCGAGATCGTGCGCGATCTGTGCCTTCGCGCAGGCCTGACCAATGCCGACATCGACGTGACGAGCCTCACCGACGAGGTGTCCGGCTACGTGGTGTCGGAGCGCAAGTCGCTGCGCGAGATGATCTCCGTGTTGCAGACCGCGTTCTTCTTCGACGCTGTGGAGAGCGGTGGCGTGCTGCGCTTCGTCAAGCGCGGCGGCGGAACCATCGTCGCCATCGACGCCAATGATCTCGGCGCGGCGGAAGGCGATGGCGACCGGGCGCGGATCCGCATCGAGCGCGCGCAGGATGTCGAGCTGCCGATCTCGATCGACGTGGTGCATCTCGACGAGGCCCGCGACTACCAGAGCTCGACCGTCACGGGCCGCAGGCAGCTCGGCACCTCGCGCAGCGTGACGACCTTCTCGTTGCCGCTGATCCTCTCGGTCGAGGAGGCGCAGACCATCGCCCAGCGCGCGCTTCGGGAGATCTGGCAGGGGCGCGTCACGCTCGAAGCCAAGCTGCCGACGCGCGCGATCCGCATCGATCCGACGGATGTGATCGAGGTGCCGGTCGATGGCGCGATCCGCCGCTTCCGGGTGACGTCCGTGACCTATGGCAAGCCGGGGCTCGTGCTGGTGCGCGGCGTCGCGACCGATGGCGACCTGCCGCGGTTTGTGACGGTTCCGACCGGATCGGGTGACCTGCAGCCGAACGTGCCGGATACCGCTTCGCCATCGCGGGTTGAACTGATGGATCTGCCGTTGCTGACCGAAGCTGATGCCGGCGACGCGACCTCGTTCTACATGGCCGCATGCTCGCTCGGCGGCGCGCCGTTCCGCGGCGTCTCGCTGTTCAGGCCGACGGCGGATGGGCTGGATTACACCGTCTCCGGCATCGCCGACGTCGCCTCGGTGATCGGCGACACGGTGACTGCGCTTGGGGCTGGACCGGCGCATGTCTGGGACAACGGCAATGTGGTCGAGGTGCAACTCGCCTTCGGTTCGCTCGAAAGCCTGCCCGATGCCCGCATCCTTGATGGCGCCAATGGCGCGCTGATCAATGGCGAGATCATCCAGTTCGCCAACGCGGTGCTGACCGGGCCTGGACTCTATCGGCTCTCGCGCCTGCTGCGCGGGCGGCTCGGGACCGAGCACCGGATCGCGAC